ATTGGCTTTGGTCTGATTTGTCACTTTTAGGGCCTTAATCTGATCGCGCATATAATCCGCAATAACTTTTGTCCCCTCATAGCAAGTTCTTTTGAATACCGCATCACATTCCTGCGGGCTTGCTAGTTTTTCAAATTCAGCAACTACCGCATCAAGTCCCTCGGTTTTGATTTGTACCGCGCTAGGCATATCACATCACCTCAAAATCCCACGAGTAGTGGATGAGTTTTGTCTCATCCTCGTACATAACCGTGTCAAGTGTCCATGCACAAACGCCATCGAGTGCCGCCTGGATAGAATCAACAAGCGGGTCGAACTCCGTCTTTGTGTAGAGGTCAACGGCTCCCGTTATCACTTGATTTTGCTTGTGATTATTAGCGCAAAACGAATCGCCCTCGCCGTTCTCGTGCCATATGATATACGGTGCTTTCACCGCTGCGGGTTTTTCGTAGTGGTAGACTTTCGCGCCCTCAATCGCCGTCAGAGCTTGATATATTGTTTTCAACTGATTCGTCAGCAACTTCATAATATTCCTCTACTCGTATCAATGTGAGATCGATAGCATCACGCCCGACAATCTTTTGTGCGATGTCGATTTGATACTGTTTTCCATCCTCTAGCACTACATACATCCCCTCATCGGGCATATCGGTATTAAATACCCGCACAAGCATATTAAACCTGTGATTTGCACCCATAGCGGCGTATATACGGTTATATCCGACCGTTCGCTCCGCGTAGTATGCATCACAGATTTTCACGAGCTTTTCTGTGGGCATCTTTCCCGCCTCGGCTATATTCTCAAGCGAGTATATCGTGCAAAGCCCCGTAGGTACCATCACTCATCACCCCAATTCGTGTATCCCGTTGCCATCGAGAGTTGCGCTTTTTGCTCATCATAGGACTCCTTCAACTTGTCGTAGTTTTCGGGCTCTCCAAAGTTGAGCTTGCAATATGTCACGATTGCCTGCTTGCAGATATTGTCGAGCTCGCTCGGGAGCACTACCCCGGCAATCCCTAAATCGCTCTGCGCTGCGGATATCATCATATTCAATTCAGCATCAAACGCCGTGGATACTATGCGGAGCGATACCTTGACAAGTGCAAGCAACTCCTCTGGCGTTGTGTTTGTTAAATCAGACATTTTTCGCACCTCGATATGCATTGAAAAAATCACGAGTGACAACTGTACGGCCTATGTGGCCGAGTTTGATGGATGGATCGCACCAAATATCATACCCGCAATCCCTTGCGCGCCAACAAAAGGATAAATCCTCGCCGACGCCGTTAATGGGATTGAAGGTTTGCGCGTGTTTTCCTAGTACGGAGATAATCACCTCGGATCGCATCAGAACACACCCAAAGCCGCACGCATCGACCTTGAAAAGTCCCTCGCTAGGGACCTCATCGATACTGTGGTATTGGCATCCGTTTCCGTCTATGCGCAATGTGTCATATATAACGGGCGTATACGGCGCAACACGCCTATAATATGCACCGCACAATATATCAATCTTGCGCTCCTCTAGCGTATTCATCATACGCACGAGCAAATCGGGCTCAAATACCATATCCGAATCAAGCCACAAGACAAAATCCGAATCCATCTCGACACTCATTTGAGCGAGTTTATTGCGAGATGTATATACGAGTGAGCCTATCTGAAAAGCAACGGCCGTGTTGCCTACCTTCTCGAGCATTGCGAGGGCCTGCGCAAAGGCAGCAGGCACCTCATCCATACTCGGTATTGCAATTAGTGTGTTCATTAGCGATATCCCCCGAGTTTATACTACTTTGCTACCTTGACGAACGCCTTCGGACCAACAACTCCGAGTGCGACAAACTCGCGGCCGATAACCTTTACAAGGTCAGAGGTTGCAAGTGTGATGTCGTCAAACTTGAGGTTGATTTCCTCGCCGTTAGGGAAGTTCGCAAGTGCGCCCTCTCCCAGGTCTCCAACGATCATGTATGTATCGCCTGTGGATGCTGCCGTAAAGCTCTTGATGGTAGAGTTGAATACTACATCAAGGCCCTCGAAAGGATCGACATTGAACTTGTTTGCATACTGTGCGGCTTTCATAACGCCCCAGGTCTGCTTGTTCATGATGACAACGGGATTGCTTGCCTGATCGGAAAGCTCTGCCATTGCTGCGGCAACGGTGCCAACGCTTGCGCTTGATGCCTCGATTACGGGTACACCAACACAAGTTGCGGTTGATACGGTGCCACAAGCCTCGATCTTTGCGATCAGCTCGTCTGCTGCCTTCTTTGCGATCTGATAGGTGAGCTCATCATAGATGTACTCGAGGAACTCTGCGCCGGAGAGGTCAAGTGCCTCATCGGATACGCTTATCCACTTCTTGATGCTCTGCGGTACGAGGTTTACGATACCGAGTGTCAGATTCTCCTCGTTGATTGCTCCGCTGCCCTCGGTATGAATAACCGCGCCATCTGCGGAAATCTCAAAGCCAACCTTCAGATTGCCCTTTGCATAGGACTTACGAACGCGGCTCATGATTCCCTCACGCTCCCAAGCGTTCTTGATGATGTCGTATACCATTGTCGGTACGGCAACGGTGCCCGATCCGTTCTCGCTTATCAGCGCACGGCACTCTGTGTCATCGTTTGTCTTGATGTAGCGAGCATATGCATCGATATACTCCTTTGAATCTCTGATCTCATTGATAGTAGGCATCTTTCTTTCCTCCTGTTCGATTTCCTTAACTACGACACCCTCGCCTGCTGCCACGGATGCCCTTATCTCTGCCTTTTTTGCCTCGGCGTTTGCTCTCTCCTCGAGCTCTGCCTTGATGCTGCGCATCTCCTCCTCGAGCTTGTCGAGGTCTGCGCCCTCGTTGTCGAGCTCTGCCACGATTTCAACCTTGCGTGCCTCGAGCTCCTCAACGGTCATTTCCTTGATGTTTTCCATTGTTTACACCTCCGAAAGAATCCTTATTTTCTGTTTCTTGCGCTCAATTGCTCTCGCCTCGGCTTTTGCACTCTCCAGTGACTGACGAACACTATCCAGTGCCTCATCAGATTCGCTTGCGGCTTGAATGCTTGTTGAGTCATATGCGGGGAAAGTCACCATTGATATTTCATAAATGCGACTTATGCCCTTGATATAGCGTGTCGGATGGTCGGAGTCTATATCCTCCCACTCGTCACGATCTACCCTAAACATAAAGGACATCTTATCCATATCGCCTCTTACAATTGCGATGTAGTAGTCCTTCGCTTTTGGAGATTCAAGGTCGAGCTTTGCCCTAAATCCCAAACCTTTCTCATCAACGAAAATCTGCATTGAACTATTCTCGTTGTTGTTTCTGCTCCGTGCATAGACATATGATGTGTCATGGTTGAGGCAGAGCCTCACATCCTTTAGGTCACAATCAACCAATGCCTCGGGCAGGATGATTTCGTCATACCATCCCAGGTCTGCCCTGGAATTGAATACAACGGGTCTCCCTTCGATTATTCCTATGTTGTCCTCTTCTCGTGTTTCTATATCACACAAGAAACCTCTGATCTCTTTTTCCATCTCTAAACCTCCGCATATCGCCAATGATAGCCGCCTGTTGTGTGTCTTGTTCCTTTGCACACTTCACATATTTTGCCTGTGTTTATTCCCGTTTTTTGTGTTGCCTCTGCTAGGCTTGCATAGATTATCCCGGTCTCAACACACAAAACTTTTCTTTTTCCGTGTCCCTCGCATCCCATCTTTGCAAGGCTTACTTTTCTTTTTTGCTCCTCGGACATCGGCACCCCTTTATTGTGAGCAGGAATGCCTTTATGTGAGAGGCTCAACTTTTTTATAAATTCGGGATCGGCACATTGCGCCCTTCTGATTTCACTAATCTTGCGCCTTGTCTCCTCTGTCAGTTTTCCTTTGCATTCTCCGCCGTTTGAGATGTTGTATCCATATTGAGGATTGTTGCTTTTGTATTTTGCAATTAGTGAAATCTCGAGGTTTTCTGCATCCTGCTTTGATAGTCCATCTCTCACAATAATATGCTCGATGTTGTCCCATCCGTATTTTTCAACGGCTCTCGTCATATATATGTTGTTGCGATAGTTTTTGCCGCGTTTCCATCGGGTGATAGGATTTTGCCCCGTCAATCCGATATATCTTTTTCCGTTCGGGAATATATGCATATAAACGCAATAATTATTCGTCACTATCAGCATCTCCCTCTGTGTCATCTGTCACCTTTTCATCGGCGTTGTAATACTCTCCGCGGATTATCCGGGCATCGCCACCCTCAACGGGAGGCAAGTTCCATATCTCTCGTGCATCATTTATCGAGATAATGCCTCG